TTTTTTTTTTCAATCCAAATGTTAAGTAGTTATTTCAGCACTAATTATTCTGAAATAAATATTAATTACTTTTAGTACATAATTAAAACATATGATTAACTAACTAAGAAAAGTATTACCCTTCCCTATCAGTATTCAAATAATCATTAACACCGAAATCATATTGATCTTCACGGTTTTCTTCAATTTGATAACTATTAATAGTTTCACCATCTACACTATCCACAAATTCTGAATATCCATCCCAATCCAGATTTGGAACATCACTTCTCATGCGAGCAAAGGCCTCTTGAGCTTCTTTATCGAATTCACTTTCTTCTTGTACAAAATCATAAATACTATCATACAAATCTTCATCTTCAATGTCATCGATGAAATTAGATAAATATTTCCCAGTAGATTTATCTTTTGCATGTTCAGTAACAAAACGTTTCATTCTTACTCGTTCCCAACGAGCTCGAGCTTTATTAAGCTTAATAGCTTCTTGCGCTTTATCATTAGCATTTGAGTGGTTCATTTTATCCCTATCAACCACTGGAGATGATAATAAACTAATATTAAATGTGGATAACTCACTTATTGCCTCATCGACAATTTCTTGTTTTTCAGCATAAGTTAATTCATCAACTACATCTCCTTGTACTTCATCTTTCGATGAGCCCACAGAGGGATTACCATAATATTTAGCAACAAATTTTTCCTTGTCCATTGTATTAACGTCGAGCATAAATTCTCTAGTGGGAAAATTTGAAGGATCTAATAATTTTATTAATTCAAACACATCTCTTTCCATCATACTATTTAGTTCAGACACTCCTATTTCAGAAGTAACTTCAACTTTTCGTAGATCAAAATAAGTTGTTTTTAAAAATTCATAAAACACTGGATCCACCCATCCACCAGAAAATAAAACTCCAATAACACGTTCTAATTGATGTTGAACTTTCTTTTTCATTGCTACATTACCTGGTAACACTAAAGAAGCACCTAATTTATAAATATCGTAAGGAACACAAACCAATTTTCCTTCCATATTTACAATAACATTTGCCAAAAATGGTACCGGTAATCCAAACTCACGGAACCGATCCATAGAAGTACTGTGTACTACTCCTTTATATTTGTCAAATAATTTTTCCAAAGTAGAATTAGCTACTTCAAAATCTAAGGCTTCAAAACCTTTAAAAGAATAACCAAGTATTTTCTTTACCATAGAAAATCCTCGACTAATCAGTTTGAATACATTTTCAACTGTAATCGGTTGTTCATACGTTTCCACCACCCCTTTAAACACTGTAACTATTCTAGCTGAATTAACAATATTCCAGATTGTCGTTCCATTAACTCCAGATAGCATACTCTGAGTTTTTGAAACCACATATGGACCATCTAATTGCATATGATGGTTATATGCAGTAACAATTGCAAAAACTACTAATTTGAAGTTTAATTCTGGTATATTAGGCCAAACAGTTTTAACCCATTTTCCTACCATAGTGACCGTGTCATTTTGTGAACTCATATCCATAGCTATAACATCCGGTGTCAAAAACACAACGGAGCCATCTGCTAGAACAATCGTCCACAATTGATCATCACCATACGAAAGAGCAACAAATTTCTTTCCCAATTTATAATGATACATAAAATGGTCATAAATTCGCTGCGCTCCCCCATAAAATTGAGAGAAATGATAAGCAGAAATTGATTCTGGATTATCTTCAAAATTTTCAATATTTTCTTCAATAAACGCAATTCCGAACATATTTAATAATTTTGTAGGAGAGGGGCACGCTCCATATGGACGAACTTTTATAGAAAAATCAGTCCTATCCATTTTCTCTTCTTTCCTCTTTAACAGAAAGGTTTTTAATTCTGGATATTTCTCAAAGAAATTACCCA